TGTCGTCTTCAAGGTTCATTGCCTTACGCAAACGTCTCCAAGTATTCTCACAAGTCCAATACTTTAGATGTGAAAACACAAGGTCGTTTCTTTCCGCTTTTATTAACAATTTAAGAACAATAGACTTAGCACGCTCTGTTAAAGGTATACCTCTAGGTTCACCATTCTTTGTGACACTAGCAGGTAAGTTAACAACATAGTTTCCATTGTTGTTATGTACCATTAACTTCTTAATAGACAGGGCTTCGCCCAAACGCATTCCTGTATCAATTAAGAACAAATAAAATTCCAAATAGTCAACCATATTCCACTCGGTTAACAATCTGATAATTTCTTGCTCTTCCATTGGTTCAAGGTATCGTTCTCTACCATTGTCTTCTTTTTGCCAATCAATATGAGGCATTCTATCAAGATGATAGATAGACTGTCTCTGATTAGCAAACCTTAACATCTTACTGATTGATGAAAGATAACGATTGATAGTAGCAGGAGCAAAACCCCTATCTTCTAACGTGTCCACAAGGTTCTCAATGTGGCTATCGTTAACTTCAGTTACAAGCATTCCCTTACCAAGCATTTCAATAACTTTCTCGGCTCGTTTAGATTGCAACTTCTCCCAACCTTTAAGTGTTAATTTGCGGTGTATCTCCGATAACAACTTTATATTTCGTTGTTGCATTAGTACCTCCGCTTTTCATTGTTATTTAACCCAACTCAAAAGGGTACTGTGAACCCTCTTGCCTTTTGATGTAAGACGCACAAGTTTTCTACGTCTTTCCATTGGGTCTTCAAAAGTCTCTAATAGACCTATTCCAATCTTTTTGTGCCTGTTAATGTCTCCTAACTTGTAGACATTTCTTGACACTGAAGATTGAGCTATGTCTAATTCTTCACTTATCGTTTGCATGGCAACGCCGTCTCGTCCACCATGAATAGCTACAAAGAAAAACACAGCAACAGCCTGTGCCTCAATTTGTGTATCAAACTTTCGCATCTCTTCTATTATTTTTAATAGATTTAATCCGCTACTTGTCATTTTACTTTCCTTCTTTCTTTTGTTGTCTCTTGTTTTTACAAAGTGAAGTCAACCACACTTTGTTAAATGTTAAGATAAGTACAACCTATATTTTCCAAAATCTATTATAGTCTCGTATTTATCTTTACTCACTTTTAGATTACTCCAATTACTATATTTTTCAATATACACTTTAAAAAGAATAAAATTTATAGTCATATTTACTCCTATTTAAAGTTATTTGGCGGTGCATTGTTTAAGTTACAAACCCAACCTTTTTGATTGCCTAAACTCATAGACGTACATTTAGTTGTTGCACTTAAATGATATTTTATATTAGTCATTTTCCTCCTTCCTTTTTGCTATTTATTATAATAATTCTAAACAACCTATCCTGTCACACATACTATGTACAAGAAGAATTTATGCGTTATTAACATGCAAAATACGCCGTCTAGTCCATAGAAGGCGTTTCGGTTACTAAAACCTCGTCAGTTTTGCTTTTTAAAAGTTAAAACATCAACATGAGTTTGTCGAAGTTTAGTGAGATTTGCAACTGCATCAATCATGTCTTGTTCTGTCGCCTCAATAGATAACAACTCAATACTTTTAACTAATGTTTTAATAGTTTTTATGACTGTATCTTTTTTTATAAAAATATAATCACCCATGTGTTCATTTTTAGCCATTACTCCTCCGTTGTTGATTTTTGTATCTCGTTTGTAAGTGTAATTATTGGAGGGTTGTTTCCTTCAATAACATTCTCTATTAACTGCACTGCCTTATAGGCGACCCTATGCGGAGTTAATTCGTCATACTCTTTTAGTGACCTTGTTTTTACCAGAAATGATAGTACCTGTTTTTTGATTTTCCAATTCACCGTCTAGTCCTTTAGTTGGTTTCTTTTTGCTGAATATAGCGTCCCACCCCTCCTTGTATTTCTTGGAGGGGATATGAACGCCGTCTCGTATTTTATAAGATTTAAAACCAGACATTAATATTCGTCATTGAGTTTAACTGTCATTGTTACAGTACCTCTGCCTTGCTGACAGGCAACTTTCATAACGTCATACAGTTCGCCTAGTCCATAGACATCACCATCAAACAAAGTCTTTTTTGTTATTTTTGGTGATTTGTATTTAATGTGTTTGCCTTTTTTGTGGTCGTACCTGCCTTCATCAATTTCAGTAGATATTATTTTTAGATTGTCAAATGTAAGCATAGTGTCTCCTATTGTTGATTGTTGATTTACTCTTCGTCTTTTAACTTGTCTTCATAAAAAGTGATTGTTGCTACTACACCTTTTGTTGGGCTTTCGTGATATGCAAAGTCAACATCAGAAAATTCGCCGTCTAGTCTTTTTGTCAACTCATGCTCTGTTAATTTATTATTATCCATAGTTTTTACTCCGTTGATTGTTGATAAATAAAAAACGCCGTCTAGTCCTAGAACCAAACGGCGTTAATTTTTTAGTATTTCTTGAAGTATTTATTTTGAAGATTTGCCAGTTTTTGCTCTGCTGTCAAAACCTCCATATCTGCAAATACCTCTGTAAAAATATGCTCTTGGCTATCAAGTAAAGCTCTGCCTTGCTCGGTGTAGCCAATAGCATTTATTTTTACTTCTTCTAGTTCGCCTTCAATAAGTTGGCAACCTAGCCCAATCATCAAGATACTTTTTTGATTGGAAACTTTATAACCTGCCCCATGATTGGGACAGGCTTATTTTTTAGATTAGTTGAACGGATTGCACGTCTAACATTTTTTAACACGTTAGATGCTAGGGTGCATCTCTCCAACTCTTGTTGACTGAAAAGGCTTAACTGTTTCAATTAAACCCAACCTTCAGCAATAGCAACGTGAAACAGTTTGAGCTTCTCCGTCCCTGTTGCTTTTGCGTATTTGTCAAAGTGCAGTTTTTTTGCTATCTCGTCTTTAAACTTTGAGACAGCTTCCGCCCTTTGAATACGCTGTACACATTTTGCAATTTGCATGTGTGGTACTCCTATTGTTGATTGTTGATTGACTTTAAAAAAAGTCTCAAAGCCTACCGCTTGGATAGGCTTTAAGTCTATTTTTAATTTAAGATGTTCAAAGGGTCATACTTGCAAATCAGTCTGACCTTTTTTTCTATGTTGTGCTTATCAGTGAACAACATGTGGAATTTAAATAATATTCGTCTAATTATTAAATTCATTAAGACCTCCATGTATTGTCAGTTAATGAAGGGATAGGCTCATAAGATACGCCAGTATTTAAATCGGCTAATTTATACAAACCCGACTTGATTTTTTCTTTGACCTCTTTTGTAGTCATGCAAAGAAATTTATTTAAATATTTAGATGTTGTAACTGAATAATTCCAGTACGTTTTATCTAAAACAATTTCATCAAAATTAACTTTACAAATTATTGAATTATAACTTTGAAAAAATGTGTTTCCATTGTTGTCATCAATAATAAATTGATTTGCTATCTTGTTGCCTTTTGCACTTGTCATGTTTTTTACTTTCATAGTTTACTCCATGTTGATTGTTGATTGATTGCGTGTCGCAATCTGTAAGCACTAAAAATTAAATAGTGTTTGCAGATTAAGAACCGCAAATGATTTGCAGGGGCTTATCTCAATTAAGAGCCGTTCCCTCCTGCGTGTGGAGTTTCCAAAAGCTTTAAAGACAACTAGCCCAGATTAAACCCAATAAGGATTGAACCGCTTTTGGCAGTATTTTTTTTGTGCTAGATAAAAAAATTTTAAAAAAACGTTATAACGTCCTTGTATAGATGCATTTGTGGATTGCAACCCCTAAAATTAAAAAAAGTTAAAATAATTTAAAATAGTTAAATAAGCCTTATTTTACGCTATTATAGGATTAAATGGGATATAATAGGAAATAATAGGAATATGTGGGATAGGATAAGTTGTTATGTGTGGATAGTTATTCTTTTAATGTGATACCGCATGGAAAGTGAAAATCAAAAGACTTGTTTGTCTTCATGTTGTCCACCTTCGCCTGTCTTTTCTTTTGTCTATAATTCTTATTAGTTCTAGCTTTGTATTGCTTCCCTGCGTCTGTCTTTAACCAGTCTTTTCTCTGTATCATTAGTAATGAATGTATCCTTTGTTGTGCTTGTTGTTGTCCTTTGGTTTATACCTTTAGAGATACTTTAAGAGATACACAGAGGTATTCTTTTTTTTGCTCTCATCTAATAGTGTAACTTTAGTAATTAAAATACCTTTGACCTCTGCCCTGCGTTGGTGCGTTGGTGTGGCTGTGCGTGGCTCTGTGTGGCTTGTGGTGGTGCTTGTGGTGGTGCTTTGGGTGTGGCTAGGCGTGGAACTTAAAGAGAGCAACGCACACGCCCACACGCCAAACTAAAAAAACAGACTATCTCACAGACAGGCATAAATAAAAAAAGTACGCCCACCCACAGGCACACGCAAAGGACATGCTATCCTTATATAGTAAAAAACCCCTTTAATGCCTTGTTTTTTGGTTCTTTTGTGCAGTTCCACAGGTTTGGCACGGGGGAAATTGCCGTCCTGTATATATCATATACCCCCTCATAATTTTCTATGAAATATTCGCCATGCGTTCTGCCATTCGATTAGCACGATTAGGCGTTTGTTTAGCCCATCTACTATCTAGCATTTCCACACTGGCTGTCTTATAGTCCCCATCTTGTAATGCTTTAAGCATACCCTTAAACTTGGACACCCCATAAGCACCCATTTGGTACACCATCTCAACCACAATGTTCCTTGCACTGTCGTTAATATCAGGACATAACATCAGTAAATCATCAGCACCAGTTACAGCTCTAGCAAAGTCTCTCTCGAATAATACTAGCCAACCTGCGTGGTCTGTAGGAGCTGTTTCTCCTTCTAACATCTTGTGACCATAGCCACCTGTAAGATGTCCTTCTGTACAATGATATGTTTCTAATCTATAGCCTTCTTCTTTTTTAACGGCTTCTTTTGTTTGTTCTATATCCATCTGTCTTTACTTTGTTTCCTTCCGATATTGTTTTCCATAAATCTTTCTAATTCTTGGTCTAACAATTCTTCTTTGTGTTGATTATAAGATAATGTTTGGTCTCTATCTATTCTGTCTACCCAATACTTCGCCGCCATAGCTAAAGCATCAATAGCATCATCATGTCTTAATGAACCTTTGTCTCTAGTCAGTCTTGTCATTTGTCTAAACAACTGATGGTCAGGTTCATTCTTAAAATCTTCGTGTATTAGTAAGTCATCTACAACTAACCTATGACTATTCATCAAAGGCTCTAGTGTGTCTATAATACGTTTTTCTTTCTGTGTATTATGTCTAACTTCTTCTATCTCACATGGGTGTATCTTTGCCATGACAGGTTTTAACAACTGTGTTGCCATACCATCACCAAAGTTACTCTCAATGACCACATAGTTCACATCATGTTTCTTCGCAATGTTAGACAGTCTTGCCATAGTAGTTTCTGAATAACCACCATCTAATGAACCTATGGCGGTCAGATAAAGCACTCCATGAAGCATTTTAAGCACCGCATACGCTGTTTTGTCTTCTCCACGACCACTAGGGTCAATGGACATTACTGTGCCTTCAAATGCTGTAAATTCTTCGCTCATCATCATA